TGCCGGCCGCTGGCCGTCATCACCCGTTTGATGGCCATGAAGGCCTGGGCCAGATCCGTGAACCCGGCATCGAACTCGAGGCGGCCCTTGCGGATCACGCTTTGGGCCTTCAGCACTAGGCGCGACTTGACGTCCACGCTGTACTGGTAGCCCTTCACGGCCGGGAAGAACTTCTGCACGATCTGGTACACGCCCTGGCCCATGCCGGTCGTATCCATGCCGATGAAGGCCACGTTGAAGCGCTGAGTGATCTTGCGGATCACCTCGGCCTGGGCCTCAAAGTCGTTGCCCTTGAATTGGTGCCGTTCCAGCACCCGGAATTTGCCCCCCGGCGTGCTGGGCGGGGCCAGCACCACCAGGCCGGCCGAGTCGCCCGACAGCGCGGGGTCGTAGCCCACCCACACAGGCCGATAACCAAATGGGCGCACGCTGAAGGGTTTGACGTCGCCCCACTCATCCCAACTGTCGACCATGCAGCGCTGCAGATCGGCCAGGGGGAACATGCTGAAGCTGTCGTCCAGGAAGCCGCACATCAGCAGGTTCTCGAACTCCTCGGTGGAGTACTCCAGCCGCAGCTCGTCGATGTCGAACAGGTTGCAGCCGCCGCGCATGGCGTCGACGATGGTGCAGATCTGCCGCCAGATCTTGTCCTCGCCCGTGAACCCACCGGCCAGCCGGTCGTGGCTCAGGTCCAGGCTGATCCGGTCCTCCTTGGCCTTCTTGCGGTTGAAGCGCGCCCCGCTCCACAGCGCGTAGGCCTCATGCTGGATGCTGCTGGGCGTGCTGAAGTAGGTCTTGCGCCAGTGCTTGTGCATGGCCATGCCCGACGCCACCTTGTTGAGCTCGTCGAACTTGCGCGTCCAGAAGCACTCGTCGAAGTAGAAGTTGCCGTGGTAGCCCTGAGCCGTGAGCGCGTTGGTGCCCAGAAAGTACAGCGTGGCGCCGTTGCTGAGCACGATCGGATCACCCGACAACTCGATGCCGCAGGCCTCCTTCGCGAAGGCGATGATGTACTGCTTGAAGATGTGCGCCTGCGCCTTGCTGGCCGACAGAAAGATTTGATTGCGCCCGGTGGCGATCGCATCGGCCAGGGCCTCGCGGGCGAAGTACCAGGTGGCTCCGATCTGCCGGCTCTTGAGGATGAAGCGCGTGCGCGCCTCGCTGTTGCGAAACCACACCTTCTGGTAGTCGAACAGCGAGTCTTTGAAGGCCTCCAGCAGCTGCTCATGCTGCTCTTCGCTGAAATGGTTGCGCTCAGGGCGCTTCTTGGGGCGGTCATTGCGCCGCTCGATCGCGGGGTTGAGGTCGGCCTCTTTGCCGGTCTCGCTGTACTTGTGCACCCGGGCCAGGCGCTCGATCTGCCGGCCCAGCAGGTCGATCTCTTTGAAGTCGCCGCCAGTCTTGGTGTCCTTCATGACCAGTTGCACCAGCCGGGTCTCCAGTGCAGCCTCTACGCGCTGCACCGGTTGTGCCTTGTCCCATTCCTCGGCATCTTTCCAGCCCTGTACCGTGCTGCGCGGCTCGCTCAGGTACTCGGCAATCGATGAGATCCGCCAGCCCTGCCAGTACAGGTGCCGGGCGTTGCGGCGCTTGTCCGCATCCAGGCCCTGGGCTGGCTTTTGCTCACCCGCGAAAGGGGCAATTGGCTTCGGAACGATGACGGCTTGTGGCATGCCGTCGAGGTTAGGTGCGCCCCGGTGTTTCGTTGACAGGTTCCAGGTGTGTACGCCCCGTACACAACCACCATTCATTGAATGGCCAGCGCTGCGGCGCGACCATGGCAGCTACCCAAAACACACCTCGCAACCATTCCGGAGCAGCAGCCATCATGGCCCAAAAATCCAAACTTTTCCGCGTCGCCACTGAAGGCGCAACCACCGACGGCCGCGTGATCCAGAAGGACTGGATCACGCAGATGGCGGCCAACTTCGACCCCAAGAAGTACGGTGCCCGCGTCTGGCTGGAGCACTATCGCGGCATCGCGCCTGACGGCTTGTTCAAGGCCTACGGCGACGTGATCGCAGTGGAGGCACGCGAGGTCGACGGCGGCAAGCTCGCCCTGTTCGCCCAGATCGAGCCCCTGCCCGAACTGGTGGCCATGACCAAGGCCAAGCAGAAGATCTACACCTCCATCGAGGTGAACCCCAAGTTCGCCGACACCGGCGAGGCCTACCTCACCGGCCTGGCCGTCACCGACAGCCCCGCCAGCCTGGGCACCGACATCCTGGCCTTCGCGGCGCAGAACCCCAAGGCCAGCCCCCTGGCCGGCCGCAAGAGCCACGCCGAGGCCCTGTTCTCCGAAGCCATCGAGGTCACGCTGGAGTTCGAGGAGGACAAGCCCGAAGACGCGGGGCTGGTCACCAAGTTCATCGCCTCGGTCAAAAGCGTGACCGAGAAATTCAACGGCAAGGCCAAGGGCGACGACGCCCGGTTCTCTGCCGTGCTCGAAGCATTGGAAGAGGCCGGCACGGTGATCGCCGACCAGGCCGAGAAGCACGCCACCCTGCAAGCCGACCACGACAAGCTGTCCAAAGCCTTCGCCACCCTGCAGGGCCAGCACGCCGAGCTGGTGACCAAGCTCGGCACCACGCCCGAGCAGCAACACAGCCAGCGCCCGCCGGCCACCGGCAACAGCGGCCGCATCCAGACCGACTGCTGATCAGCCGCAGCTTCCCCACCTCAATCGCATCAACCCGGAGCCCCTCCATGCGCAATGAAACCCGCCAGGCCTATGCCGAACTGCTGAGCCAGATCAGCCGCCTGAACGCCGTGGCCGATGCCACCAAGCAATTCACCGTCTCCCCCAGCGTCCAGCAGAAGCTGGAGAGCAAGATTCAGGAGTCTTCGGACTTCCTGAGCCGCATCAACATCTCGCCCGTCACCGAAATGCAGGGCGACAAGCTGGGCCTGGGTGTGTCCGGTCCGGCCGCCAGCCGCACCGACACCACCAACAAGGACCGCCAGACCCGTGACATCAGTGGCCTGGACAGCCGCGGCTACCAGTGCGTGAAGACCAACTCGGACACGCACATCACCTATGCCAAGCTGGACGCCTGGGCCAAGTTCGCCGACTTCCAGACCCGCGTGCGCGACCTGATCGTGCGCCGCCAGGCCCTGGACCGCATGCTGATCGGCTGGCATGGCGTGAGCATTGCCGCCGACACGGATCTGGCCGCCCACCCGCTGCTGCAGGACGTGAACAAGGGTTGGCTGCAGCACCTGCGCGAAGACGCTCCGGCCCGGGTGATGGGCAGCGGTGCCGCCAATGGTGTGATCAAGATCGGCGCCGGCGCGGGCTCCGACTACAAGAACCTGGATGCGGCCGTGTTCGATGCCGTCAACCTGCTGGACCCGTGGCACCAGCAAGACCCCGACCTGGTGGTGATCATGGGCCGCGCGCTGCTGGCCGACAAATACTTCCCCTTGGTCAACGTCAACCAGGCACCCAGCGAGACCCTGGCGGCCGACATCGTGATCAGCCAGAAGCGCGTGGGCGGCCTGCAGGCCGCGACCGTGCCTTACTTCCCCGATCACGCCATGCTGATCACCACCTACGACAACCTGTCGATCTACTGGCAGGAGGGCGCGCGCCGCCGCCGCATGGAAGAAAACCCGAAGCGCGATCGCATCGAGAACTACGAGTCCTCGAACGACGCCTATGTGGTCGAAGACAACGGCCGCGCCGCGCTGGTGGAAAACATCCAGCTCGTGGCCTGAACCCGGGGAGGCACCGCACCATGACGACGCCCGCCCGCCGCCATCAGATGCGCGTGCTCGCCGAGCAGGCCGCTCTGGCCACCCCCAACGGGGGCCAGGTCGAAGGCTCAGCCTATGAGCTGATGCTGGCCCAGCTCTACGAGCACCGCCGCACCCTCAAAGCCATCCAGTCGGTGGAGCGCAAGATCGAGGCCAAGCGCACCATGCTGGCCGACTTCGACGCCTGGATCGATGGCGCCCTGGCCGGTGGCCAGGGTGGCCAGGACCTGGTGCTCACCAGCGTCATGGTCTGGCACCTGGATGTGGGCAACTGGACGCGCGGCCTGCAGATCGCCGAATACGTGCTTCAGCATGGCCTGGCCCTGCCCGATCAGTACAACCGCGACACGGCCACGCTGCTGATCGACGAGACCAGCACCGCCGCCCTGGCTGGGTCCCTGACCGGGCCCGACGCTCTTGTGGTGCTGGCCCGGGTCGATCAGATGACGGCTGAACGCGACGCCCCCGACCAGGCCCGCGCCAAGCTGCACAAGGCCATCGGCTACGCCCTGATGGGCAAGACGCCCACCACCGAGCCCGACATCACCACGTTGGACCCGGCCCTGGCGCGCCGCGCTATGGACCAGCTGCAACGCGCCCACCAGCTCTTCGGCCAGGTGGGCGTCAAAAAAGACATGGAGCGCCTGGAGCGTCGGCTCAAAGCCGGCCCAGGCCCCGACTGAGCGTACCCCGCACCCTGGCGGCTCGGGGTGCCGATGGAAAGGGCACAGGTTCGTCCTGGCCGGCCCCTGACGCACCCCGACCACCGCCACCTATTTCTGAATGCCCACCATGAGCTTTCTGGCCACCACATCCCCACCCACGCCCACGAACGAGCCCACGATCGAGAACGACCCGTGGTTCCCGGAGATCGACCTGGGCGCGCTGCGCGCCGCCTGCCGGTTGGATGGCACGGTCACCGTGGCCCGGCTGCGCGGGGCCGCCACAGCGGCCATGCTGAGCGTCAACCGAGAGCTGGCCGCGTTCAAGCTGGGGCACATCGCCTGCGGCCACGGCACGCTGGCCGACATTCCAGCTGACCAGGTCGGCCGCTCCAGCGTCCTGGTGCTGCACTACCGCCGCGCCGTGTACAGCGCGGTGCAGGCCGAACTGGTCGAGGAATACCGCGACATGGACACCACGGGCAAGGGCGACAAGAACGCCGACGCCATGGAGCCCCGCGCCGACACGCACCGCCGCAACATGCGCTGGGCCCTGAGCGATCTGCTGGGCCAGCCGCGCACCACCGTGGAACTCATCTGATGACCAGCACGCTGCAGGTCATGGCGCGCGACGGCGACACGGTCGACCAGCTCTGCTGGCGGCACCTCGGCCGCACCGCGGGCGTCACCGAAGCCACGCTGGCCGCCAACCCGGGCCTGGCAGCTCGGGGGCCGCGCCTGAGCGCCGGCACCCTGGTCGACCTGGTCATCGTGGCCACCCCCACCCAAGAGACCGTCTCCCTTTGGAACTGAACACCATGAACGATCCGAAGGCCCCACGCCTCATCTTTGACCCGACCATCAACCTCGGCCACGTGCTCACGTTCGCCGGGTTCATTGCCACCGGCTTCGGTGCCTACAGCACGCTGGACAAGCGGGTGGCCATGCAAGAGCAGAAGGCCCTGATCGCCGAGCAGAAGGTGACAGAGCAGGACCAGCGCAACAGCGAGGTGCTGCGCGAGATCAAGGCCGATCTGAAGGACGTCCGCCGCTCGGTGGACGACGTCAACCGCAACCTGTCCCGGAGCCGCCCATGAGCCTCACCAACCACCTTCACCACCACCCGCGCCTGCGCGCCATCTTCAACCTCGACGCCTGGGTGCTGATCGTCATCGGCCTGGTGCTCTTCGGCGCCCGCACCCCGCTGCAGGCCTCGGCCGCGGGCATCAACCTGCCGCTGCTGGCCACCGTGCTGCAGCTCTCGGGCTTCATGTTCTGCATGGCCGGCCTGCAGGTGCTGCTGAGCCTGCTGGTTTGGCCTCAGATCAGCGTGGGCGAGCTGCTGCAGCACGCGGTGCAGCAAGGCGACTTTGCGGCCGGCGTGATCCTGCTGGGTCTGTTCATCTACAACGGGCTGTGCATGCTGGCCTTTGTGCTGTGGGTGGGGTCCAGCATGAGCGGCGCCGTGGGCCTGATGGGCCTGGCGGCTGTCGGTTGATTCCTATGATCCCGACCAATGCCCCGGCCATCCTGGTGCTGCTGCAGGCCCTGCTGCCGGCCTACTGGCCCGCCATGCCTGCGCCCAGCTTCCTGGCGGCCCAGATCGAGCAGGAGACCTGCCCGAGCCCCCAGCACCGCATGTGCTTCAGCGAGCGGGCCGAGCTGCGCACCGCACGCGAATACGGCTTCGGCCTGGGCCAGCTCACGATCACCCCCCGATTCAACGTGTTCGAGGAGGTCAAGCGCATGCACCGCGACCTGGCCGACTGGCGCTTCGAGGACCGCTTCGACCGCCGCCGGCAGTTGATCGCCCTGGTGGTCAAGGACCGGGCGCATTTTCGGAGCTGCAGCGCCCTGATGGCCGACGCGCCGGCGGCGCTGGCCTGCACCGCGGCCCAGTACAACGGCGGCGCTGGGGGATTCCTGGCAGATCGGCGCCTGTGCAGCAACACCTCGGGCTGCGACCCGCGCCAGTGGTTCGGCCACATCGAGCACACCAGCACCAAGGCCAAGACGGCCGTGGCCGGCTACGGCAAGAGCTTTTTTGAGATCAACCGCGAGTACGTGCGCAACGTGATGCAGGTGCGCCGGCCGAAGTACTCCCCCTTGATGGACGCCACATGAACGACTTCAAACAGAACGCCCTGGCTTTGGGCCTGTCCACCCTGCTGGTGGTGGGCCTGAGCCTGCTGACCTACCAGCTCGGCTACCAGCGCGGTGAAGTCCGAGCCCAGGGCGAGGCGCAGGCCCGTGAGGCCCAGATCAACGCAGACCACGCCGAGGCCCTGCTGCGCGCCACCGCCCGTGAGCAGGCCACCGAAAGAACCCTGCGGTCTGAACTGACCGAGCTGCAAACCCGCCTCAACCTGGATGCCCAAAATGC